GAAGAATGCGACAGTGCTCTTACTGTAGAATCTCCAGCATCTTGAACCATTACATTAAGCGGCGTAGCAGATGTAGGCACGGTGTCAACAGCAAGCCTCCCGATAATATGAACGCTATGATTCATATCTCTCGAATCGCCAAAGATTAAACCGGTTATTAAGAGTCCGGTTTGTATGTGTCGTAGGTTACCCAATTAGGTGTCCCTGCCCCAAAGGTTGAATCGTACTGCCATTTAAGATTGTGTCCATCTTCAATTCGTCTCCAGTATTTCAGCGCCGGAAGATCGCCGCCTGCTTCGAGTGCCTGAATAAGTGAGTCAAGTAATCGCTTATCTGCCTTCTTTGATATCTCAAGTTCAAGCAGATTGATAACCCGATATACCTCTCCGAATACAGCATCTACTCGCTTATCTCCTGTTGATTGACGTGAAAAGGTCATTTGTTAAAACTTACAAAAAAGTTTTCAAGAATAATTACTGGAATAAAGTCAACAGTTTCCCCACCTTTTCCAAATTGTATTTCTACACGAGAATTGTTATGATTAAAAAACAAAGATGCGCTGCAATTGTGCTGTGGTACTGCTATTGGTATGTATGAGCCATTACCACCGTTAAAAGGCATGCCGGGAATCCAGTTTCTTACAAGAATATTTCCATAGTCTGTAGAGGTTGAACAAGCTAATTGAATTCCAGTTATATTTACATTGTAAACATTCCCTATTTTTGACCACCGAAGAACACCTATTGAGTCCTTATAGGTTCCGCTATAAAAATAAACGTCTCCAAGCTCTGTAGTCAGAGTACATGGGCCGCTTCCGGTATCGTAAGAAAAAAAACTGTTTCCCACATCAATAGAATCGAAAACTCCCTGTGGTGCAGCAACTTTGGCCCCTGCTCTCAAGGTATCAAATCCGTCCATCTTTTTCCACCCGAAAGACGTTCCAACCAAAAGTATCATTGCAAACAGAAATTTTGACTTCAGCATGTTCCTCTTCCTCCCGCTAAAATATCGTTATAGATGTATTCAAGAGCATCACTACTCAGCTGTTTATTGTAAATTCTGATATACGCATAGGTGCCGGCTGATACCGCTTGGTCGGCCGCAAACGTACCACCCCTTTTATACTTCATTGTCCATCCTCCGGACGTTCCTTGAGTAAGCATGTCGGCAACCCCGGTGAATCCGGTCCCTGATTTTATCCAAATAACCAAGGTATAGCCGAGGGATGCAGAAGAATTGTCCAGTGTGACAGCTCCGCAAATAAACCCGGATTGCCGTCCATCCGGCCCCGTAGTCCTGGCTGCGGTCCCGACCAGTGATCCGGTTACCTTATTGAGTAGTGGGCTGTAACTGCGCCCTACGTTCACCAAGAGGTCAGTTGCGATCTCTTTTTGAAGCGTATGTTCGTTCATCGTTCTATCTGCGGTACTTTTTGCCTCATTACTACCGAGAAAGTGATGGATGTGGTTCATGACGATAATTTCCGACGCCGTACCGCAATGAACCATCTGCACCTGATTTCCCTTTAAGGTCACACCACTGAACACAATCTCACCTTCGACCGGGTACTTTTCTGCCTGGGCGTCGGGACTTATCTGCTGTCCGTTAAGATATCCTTTGAGAGTAAGCTGTTGAGCATTCCTCAATCCTCCCGCGGTATACCCTACTGCTCCGCGTTTGTTATTGTCCTCGGGGGCAACGTTTGTATACGATCTGTCGTGAGAAATAAACCTCGCCTGTTCGGTGATATCAAAGGTAGTTTGGTATTCCCATTTTTCCCACGATATCTCTGCGTTCTGTATGCTCTCTTTGTCCACTGGTGCCGGTCGGTCGTAAATTATCCGATCACAGGTATCAATCTCGTAAAGTCTGTAGTCGGTCTTATCGACACATACCACCCGGTCATTCTGTGAGTCATCCAGAACCCTGAAGGCTCCAAAATTATTCATCGGGCGTACAAAGTGAGTCCCGGTAAATTCAGACCATCCCTGCCCCTCGTTAGCCTCTGTAGCGAACCGTAAACACTTCTCCTCTTCGGTTGTTTCCCCGGGAAGAGCAATGATGAATCCAACATAGGTTGTTACATCCTGTGTCTCATCGGCATAAGTCACGGTTTGAACGACGGTAAAAGCTCCTTCCACATAAAAAGAGTGCTCCGGGCTCTGCTCCTCAGAAGTAGAGCCGTCTCCGAAGTCCCATTCCCACGCAACGGCGTCGACAGACGTGTCGGTGAACTGAACCACGAGAGGAGTTTCCCCTATTTTTACGTCAGCTGAAAAACTCATGCTAAAAAATCAACCTCTTCCCATGCTCCTGCAACTCGTTTTCCAAAATAAATTCCATCAGTAGTTATGCGAATCCGTATAGATCCATTAGTATCCTGATCACCGAAGGCCAAGGTAAACGGGAGAGGAAATGTGATTCGTGCATTGGCTGAATCAAATTTGAAACTAGCATTACTCGTCGCCCTTCCGGATGAATCTATAATCACTACGGAATTCTCAGCAAGCGTTGAAGCTCCTGAAGCGTCCTGAAGTGTCTTGTACGCGTTTCCGTCCTTATCCTTGAAGACTATTGCATTTACGTCATTGGCAATACCCATCATTCCCGGAAGGCTGAGCATTGTAAGAAGAGTAGCGTATGCATGGTTCAATCTTACGATGATTGCTTTTACATCCGGATCTGCATGTTCATACTGACTACTAGCCATTGATTACCCCGATTTCTTGTAAGTCCAGAGTCGCCGCAACGCTGTCACACTCCTGATATTCCTCTTCGGCTTTAACAGTGTCGCACTCCTGAATTATTTGATAAACAGTACCCGAATGAGTAGCGTTCGGGAGGTGGCGTGTCATCCATAGTTTCATACCTCCCCACGGAGAGTACGTCGCTACTATGTCGGTCGATGAGTCGAGCTTCTTTAGGTACTCTCTCGATACCGCATCCTTACCTCCTATGTAGGAAAAATCTTCCAGGCTCCATCCGGTACCGTCAAAGTATCTCCATGCGCCATCATCGGTCAGCGCATAAATAAGAGACGTATTCTTGAATTCAATCGTCTGCCATAAATTGACGCCACGTTTCGAGTCAATGGTATCCATCTCGGGAAGCTCGAAAACATTATCCCCAACCTCAGTGTTCCCTACATTGCTGGCATTTTTGAGCAAAAGAATACCGGTTTGTTTGCGCATCATTATCACTGCGTTAAACGGAAAATTCACACAATGACGTATCGTTCCAGTCACTTTTTTGGTTTGAGTCGGATCTTTATAATACCCGGCGCAATACGGTTTATCTCCCATTTGAGAATAGTAATACCTCATGGTATCCCTGCTCATGGCAATCATGAACCCTGCTTCTATCATCCCGATATTGCAGTTAGGAATAGGCTTAAACTGCCTGCGGGGAACATACATATCGCTTACAAGAAAATTGTCGTAGAGATCCCTCAGGCTTCCTACTACAGCGTCGTTCGGATCGTCGGGTACCGTATCGTTCCATTTTCGACTGAAATTCCCGGTAAGTGGCTTCAAGGTAATCGCCAACTCGGTAAAATCGTCATCCTCGGCCACTCCCACATTTTGAGAATCAACGTAGTCGGTAATATGCCTATACGTGCCATCACTCACGAATGCAAGCAACCCAACATCTCCGGCAGCAAACGTATCTACTCCGTCGTTTATGGTAAGAACTCCATTTGCTTGGCTGGCCTTCATTACCCTGCCACCACCTATCGCACAGGCGAGTTCTACCCCGTCGAGTCCGGCTCCTAAAGCAGCTGCGGTACCGCTGGTGTAGGTATTTATTGTAGCAGTATTACCGTTATGATCCTTAAGAGTACAGCTTTGATCTCCCCTGACAAACTGATTTCCACTAACGAGCGTAGCGGTATTTGCCGCAACCGTAAGCAAAAACGCTTTCGCCACTGGGACATCGGCGGCATACAGAACAAGGTCCCTGCGGTTTCCTATCCCCTGAATAGAAGCCGTTACTCCCCCGCTGTTTTCACCGATGTTTCGAGTTCGGTACAGAGGAAAGTGAGTGGCACAGTTTACCGTATCGGGAAGAGTAAGGGTACCAACAGAATGGGTTTCCGAAAGTACGAGTCCTATTTCGGTTGCGAAATAAACCTCACCATAATCTTTCGGCTGTCCACTGACAAGGTTCAAGCCTGACTCAAACTTTATTTCAAAATCAAACCGGCTGCGGTTTCCGGTTCCCGCGAGAATGGCGTGTGAATAAAAATAGAGGTACCCGTAAATAAGTCCAACTGTTTCATTTACATCCGTTATCAATACACTTGGCACCGGAAGGTTAATCGGATGCATGTACGGAAAATCTTCATCGAGTACAATTTTGAACATTCCCGTAGACGACCATAGGAAAACATCGTTATCTCGTTTCTCCATCCATGATATTCCATCGGGGTCGGTACCATGCATATTCAAAACTTTTTGCATGGTTGACATTGCCTTATTAAAAACGTATACCGACTTTCCGAGCATCATTACCACAAATCCAAGGGCGTCGTGATCTATTACCGGAGCGTTTATTTCTCCCCAAGAAATCCACTCGTCTACAGAAACGGAGTCGGTACTGGCAGTTCCCGCTATTGCATCAGCGTAAGTATCAGCGAGAGATATGGTGTTTGAGTCCACATAAATAGCATAGTACGCGGTATCGTTATAGTAAACAACGTCTCCGGTCACCCATATATGTGCGTTTGTAAAACTTACGGTATTGACAGTTCCGGCAGCAATACTGATAATTTTATACCCTAATCTCATCGAAGCATATAGTCTGCTCCCGCTCCTGACTTTGTAATAATCACCGAAATCAATTACATTTTGATTCAGTGCCGCGTAGTTGCTGCGTATCTTTGAGGCGGGTTCCCCGGTCAGCATGCCATTGAACTGAATTACGCTCTTTTTTATAGGAACATTTTCAGTTCTAGGCTCACTTGGATTACGGTTTCTAATCATCTTGCACCAGGATAGTCAAGGTATTCAGGTTGCCATTGAGTTATTCCTAAAGAACTTCCGTACCCAGAATTTAGGCTTGCCCTGATCTTTTTTGCCACTTTTTCAATTACTGCAGCATCAAGAGGTGACTCGCCATACTCTTCGGTGGTAAACATAGCGATAACTGCTTTTCTTAAAAGATAATGCGTTTCTTCTGGTAAGGTGAGTTCAATCGAAATGTCAGTTATTCTGGTCGGTTTGAGATAATACAAGTGATAATATTTATCGGTAGTGGTTCCCGGATTGTCCTTAAAATAAAACTTAGCAACGGTATTTATGTTGGCCGATCGTCCCTCGCCGTCAACTGCTACATACCTCTTGTTGTGAAAATAGTATTCCCTTTCGTATCCTATCACCCTCGAATAACCCCTCGTTGGTGATTCAATAAACACTGCCGCCGTTTTCCTGCAATCAGAAGGACAATTATATTCGTATACCAAATTAGTAGTTGCAAGTATCGGCGGCAGTCCAGTAGATTCTATTTTCGTGGTTTGAAAACAGTTCTGCGAATAGGTAATAAGCTGTACCTCATCCATAGCTGAAATTATCTCTGGAATGGTAGCGTTTGCACACTTCCTATGAATGAGGTACACATTTTCTTCGGTAGTCGGCATTACTCTGTCAGCCCTTCCGTTTTTTCTTCAGGTTCCTGCTCTTTGGCCTTGATCACTTCGGGATCGCCGCCCTGCCTGTCGAGAATCATTCTAATCACTTCGGGTATGTCCTTGGTGACTTTATCGTCCACGCTAAGGCCAAGCTTACGGGCGTGTTTTTTAAGTTCGGTAAGCTTCATTTTCCTCAAAGACCGCTCCGATATCCTGAACACTTCTTTGCCGTCGACCACTGCGGCAACCTGCTGGTCAAGAAGGTCTTTTTCCTTCTCGTTGAGTTGTGCTTCTCTCAAATCCTGATCCTGCTTCTTTCTGGCAATTTCAAGGTTTTCGTCGGCAATGGTCTTTTGCTGAATTTCTATGTCAACCTGTGCCGCTGCCTGCGGGTTTTTAAGGTCAGATTCCATGGTACGCATGAGCCGGAACCATTCGGTATTAAACCGCTTTGTTTTCTCGTCCATGATCGACCATTTTTTCTTCCACATCTCTTCGATTACTGTCCTGATATCGTCATCGATAATCCGCCATGTGTTGTTTTTGAAGCACGATGCAAGCTTCTGCATGTTGTGGGGAGTTACCGGGCATAGCGACTGAAAATCGCCTATCCCGCCAAGGGGACGGTTCCATGTCAGGTTTCCGGGCAACCTGTAACGAATACCCAACCCTCCTCCGCGGCGATTGTTTTTATAAATGATTGCATCTTCAAATCCCTGCGTTTTTACGTTCTCCGCACACATATTGACGTTTGACCAGTTCCACCGAAGCATGACTGCCCTAAAGGGATTTCCGTAGTCATCGGTAATTCCCTTTGCCTGTGCGATCCAGTACTCTCTGGTGAATATCGTTCCAGCTTTGATCCTTATCTCCGGGCTTGTCCATATTGCCATAAATGTCTTCCTTTGACTTTTAGTTTAAAAATTGCCCCTCTCTTAAAGGATGAGGGGCTTATCCTTGCGATGCTCAGGCTACGTTGCCTGTGTGTAATAATACCCGGTCGGAGGTACCCTGAAGGGGAGAATCGCTGAACCGTCCTGCTGCATGGTCGTCGCGTCTCCACTGGTTACGTTAAAACGTACCTGCTCCATTCCGACACTGCAGAAAATGCCAGCACCGAAATACTTGTCGTACATCTCGTATTCATATTCCCAATGGAAATCTTCGGGCATAACTTCACCCATTGCTGCCTGACAGAGCAGGTACCCGATTTGAACGGCAGTCGCCGTCTTGTCGCGGGGATCGCTCGTACCGTCGTCGGCGCGTCCACAACCCCGATACTTTGCGGTCATGGTGTAGTCGGCACCTCCGTCACTCAAATAGCTTCCGCTGTTACTTGCCGACCCACCCAGAGTAATAGTCGGGTAACGATCGTCCTCAATGATCAGAAGCCCCTGAAATTCCCCGATTGCATTGGGGTACTTCTTGAGCGTTTCCATTCCAGCGGTACCGTTGAGATACCACGAAATCTGACCATCCTGGTACATCTTCTTAAGCCACCGGCACTGCGGGGTAGGAAGCACAACAGCATACCCTTCTTTGCCATTCGGAAGCGTTATGGGTGCCTTGTGACCATCGGTACGCGCCCACATTTCGAGGTCCATCAGGTAATTTAGACTGCAACATGCGTCAATTCCCGTACCCGCTGCCATGATCGACGCTGCAATAGTGTCGGTCCAGTCGTCCTGGTCGACTACCCACTGCGGTTGCTGTGAAAACGACCGGTTGGGAACAAACCAGCTGGAGTTCCACCCGGAAGGAAGGAAGTGCGGCGCATCCTCAAGATTCTCGCTCTGGAGTTGCAGAAGAGTCTGCCGGCGCATTTTTCCGAAATACTGCTTGTACCACGTTCCCATACCCTCAACACGGTACTCGAACACATTGAAGGGCTTCTTTTCGATTGCCCCGATACCGTAGTTCTGGTTGGCGGTTGTTTTCGACAGGTCCGTATACCGGATGGTCCAGTACTTGAGTTCCGCATCCTCTTCGGTAAGGCGCGGGTCTGCGTTTGAGCCAAGGTTCGGATCGCCGGAGTACTCTTTTCGCATTGCGATTTTGATAGTACGCGACTTGTTTGCGTCCGCCTGAACTTTCAGGTAAACGTCCTGCGGAATCTGCGCAGGCTCATCTGCTGTCGGGTTAATAAAGTTCGCCGACAAGGCATCGAAAATATCGTTTGGCAGGTACTCATTTCGTACCTGAGTCAGAATATTCTCGATGTATAGGCCGGGATCAATACCGGCAGGGTAATTAATACTCATAATTTCCTCTTAAACGATCGGTCTAAGCTTCAGATCAACTGCAAGCTTATTCATCTCTGCAAATTCCGGAGTCTTCTTGAACTCCTCCTTTTGATTGTAGCCTAAACGCATTGCTGTATTAAAAGCTGCAACCAAATCCCGGTAACGTTTTACCTTCTCTTCAGGGGTATTCAGTACCGCTGGAGAACCGTCGCCGCTGGCGTTCAAGTGTCCCGGTATCGCATCGACAACTGATCCGTTTTTCCGTTGTTGTTCCTCTCTCAACCGCTTTTCTTCGTCCGGTGTCAAAGAGGATGGTTTAACAATATTAAAAGGTTTCCCTTCGCCAAGCATCTCGTGATCGACTGCGGCCCCCTCTAATCCCTTGGCGTACTTCGAGGGTAAGGCACTATCTTTGAAATCATACGTCTTCATTACAAGCTCTTTAATTTTCTTGTAGTTTTCCATATCCTTTGATGGTACGGTATCAAGAAAAGCCTGCGCTCTGGCAATCTCGTTGGGGTCATTCGTGGTTTTACCCTGGGCCTTATTGAGATTGTCGCTGATTTGCCGGATAGAAGCTTTAGTTTCCACACCATACCTTTTCTGGAATTCAGGTATTTCGGTATCAAATATCCTATCCCATGCAGACACTTCTTCCGTAGGCTCAACAACAACTTCAGCCTGTTTTGGCCTCAGTGAGTCGATAAGCTTTTGGTTTTCGTATCTTTCATAGGCAATAAGATCGTCGGTATACTTATCATTTTCGATATCGAACACTTCCCTTGCTTCCATGTATTTCTGGTCGAGTACGCCGTCGTCAAAATCTTTCGGATTCGGACGTTTCGGCTTCTCCGGTTTGGTCAGCACTGGCGTTGATTTTGTTTTCAGTTCATCAAGTTCCTTTCGGATTCGAGCATTTTCATCCTTCAGGTTCTTGAGTTCGGTCCCGCGTCTTCCTTCTCTGGCGTTGATGGCGTCGATGTTGGCCTGTAGTTGCTTATTTAGGTCGAACATCTTTTTATGAGACGTTTCGGCCTCTTCGGCACTTGCATAACCGAGTCGTTCAAACCACTTCTGCCCCGATGTATCGTCTGCAATACTACCCTTATTGTCCTTGCCAGTTCCTTCAACAGGAGCCACAGGTGCAACAGGTTTAGATTCAGCAGGTTTTTCGGTTGGTGGATCGCGCTCTTCCGGTTTCTTCGACGCATAGACAAGAAACTCATTGCGCTCTTTTTCATCAGAGGGTAGTGTAATTTCTTTTGTCTTGATCATTTGTGTGATCTCCTGCGTCGTCTTTCCTTTGATTTTCTCTTTGACTTCGGGTGTCATCTTAAATCCTTGAGTTAAAAGTTAACAGTGCATGGAAGGCATACCACTTGGGCGTTTGCCTTCCACTTTCTTTGCCGTGGTCATACGGGTATGTTGTGTCTGCCCTGACGATTGGCTAGAGGATAACGGCCTCTTTCCGCTTTCTCCCGGAGTGGTCGAATTGACCTTTCCGTTTTTACTCATACTGCTACCTCCTCTACTGGAGACTGTTGTAATGTTCCTCTTTGTGCTTCTCCTTCATCAAATTCACCATCTGAAGCATTCGCATTTATCCGATTTTCTGTCGGTTGCTGAATACCGCTCATCTGCATCTGGTTTATCGCTCCCCTCTGGGCAAGGGTAACCATCGTCGCCTCGTTTACCTTTAGCATCTGGTACGCTCTACGTATCTCTTCCTTCTTCTCATCAGAGTACATCTGCGTATCTGATCTGGCTTCTAGAAGAATAAGCTTTACCAGCCGGTCTTTCGGATCGTTCAAAAATTGAAGATCGTTGTCGATGGCGTCTCGCAGTTCTGACCTTGTATTTAAGCCTGAAAGAGCCTTGGTAAGAACTGCCTTCATGTCCGGCATCTTTGAAATGTTGTTGATTATCACCCGGCGACCAATGGCATCGAAAGCTGGTTTGTTTATCTCAAGCGGATTCTCTTTGCTTCCTGATCTCGAAAATGACCTCGGATACCCGGCGTAAGAAATCTTCGCCTGAAGCGGTACCGCCTGCATTTTTTCCGTCTCATGTCTTTCAATAATCGACATTGGATACTGCTGACTTACGAGTCCTACACTTACCTGTGACTGAAAAAGTTTTCCCGATGGATTTGATACGTCATTACGGGAGTCCATCGCTGCCGGGGTGGTAAGCCAATCGGAAAGACTCAATCTGCGTTCTGACTGGTTGAACATATCTGCAGTCGGGGTAGTGGTAGGAAGAGGGACTATTCCTCCGTGTGCACCAAGATCCTGCGTTGAACCTTCAGCAACCCATATCCATGCTCCTGGAATGTTTGCCCTCATCTCGATTTCGCGCTTCTTGTTCTCATCACCACCAGCAAGGGCTTCATCGACTACTGCTGAACCACGGGCAGCACGACGCATAATGTCCTGTACGTTCATCTCATTCTTGTTGAAATCAACATTCACGTCATAGAGATCGTCGACCATACCTCTAAATTGTCCATAGAAGCTATTTCCCAAGGGATAGATATTACAGTTGTTGGTTTGAATCCGATCTTTTCCAGCAGCTAAAAACAGTTCGTTATGAAGGGTCGGGCAAAAAACCTCTATCCGTTTCTCTCGCTTGCGCTGGTCTACTATGGTGAACTCACCCTCTTTTAGTCCAGCTTCGGCTATGTATTGTTTCTTTGCCTCGATGTCATCGTCCGATCCTGCATCAAACCCTGTTTCCGGGAAAGGACACATATTTACAAGATCGTATTCCCATTTTCTATTATATTTTTTAACGTGATGATAGGTATGAACCTTGTGAAAATCTCCCCACTTCTGCTCGGTAGTCTGCCATCTCTGGACACCTGCGTTGTAATCTCCAAAGTTTATCCCGGTAAATTCTTCGCGCTCTTTCCACTCCCGCAATTCATCGGCCATTTTCGGGAACATATCAATTATCTGTTTCGGGGTGAAAAACCCCCACTCGAAATAGTTGTCTATGTCCCATGCGTTGGGAGTCTTCCAGCTCGGATCAATGTAAATGTGCGTAGGGGGGAGCGGTTCAAAGGCAATGTTCCCAAAAGTGGAATCAAATCGATCACTTATAAACATCCTCTCGTATCCGACAGCAACCTTCATATCCCTCATAGCGATAACCTTAGAGGTCATCCAATCGCAATTTCTCTTGTCTGAAGTAGCGATTTCTTGAAGGTGTGTCGCCCACTCTGAATGTTTCCCTGAAACGGTTTCCCACTTCATGTCAAACCCGTTTGCGATAAAGCTCCCGAGTTCCTTTTCAATCTTTGCTGCCGTGATGTTGTATGTCGGAGGGGTACGGCCCTGATTCTTCAGAACCTCTACAACATAGGCAGGCCATTGACCATAGTCACGACCCCAATAGAAGCGTTGATTTCGTATGATATGAGTTGTTTCGGACTGATAATAGTCTTCGTACCGATTGAACATATCCTGGAGCCAGCGTTGCCGGACATACTTCGGTTCCTCGAATGGGATCTGCTTCTCTTTGCTGTACTCGTATTTCAAAGTTGCTTTTCAACCTCGTCAATCATTGTGTCGATATATGATTTAAACGCTGTTCGGTCGGTAAATTCCTTCTTAAGAGGCTGCCTGGTCGGTCCCTTTGGTTCTGACGTACAACATGGCATATTTCCATACGACTCACATTGAAACGTCATCTGGGGTACCCCGTTGATCTCTTTACGCTCGATCTGGATACTCACGGTATACCGGTTTGATGCCTTATCGTACTCAGTTAGTTTTGCGTACTTTTCGGCAACCTTTTCTTTATTTGATTTACCCATAGTTACCCCACTCGATGATAGATTAACTCTTCGGTGAATACCAATTTATCAAAACGTTCGTTTGGCTGATCAATAACCCTGAACTCTGGACCGGCTCCGGTATCAACAATCTGAAACCACCGCTGATCTTTGTCACAATTACGGCAGCGAAAGATAGGTCCACCTTCGGGATCTGTTTTTAATGCAGCAATTTGAGAGTCAGTGAGAATGGCGACGATGTTTCCACACCGGCCTTCAGGCGAGTTAATGTCTTCGTTTCGGCATCGTACTATTTTCATAAAAAGAAAACTCCAATATCAGTTAATGACACCAGAGTCTTCTTTGACTTTGCATCCATGCTGTCGTTCGCCATCCATGGCTATTGGTACTTATCTATAATAATACACAATTCTTATCGTTTTAGCAACTTATTTATTATCCTGAAGCTTAAGTTCAGCACGATACTTCTTTTCAGACTCCTTCAGTTGTATCGCAATAAGATCATCCCTTTTGAATTCTGCCATGCTCTTAACGTGTACCCGGTAGGGTGAAATAGCTCCGCCCTTGTGATAGCTCACCATTTTTTCGGGTTCAACGGTATTCTTTTTATCGATCAGATACTTCTGTTTCCGGTATGCCCACGCCGGGTAAAGGTGGTCGAGCACTACCCCGGGAAACATAGGTACGTTTATTTTCGTAGACTGAACGATACCCGGCCACTCCACGACCTTAAAATCCCTCAAGGCATGTTCGGGTACTCCCTTGAAGAAGTACCCACTTGGCGGTACCCCCTCGCCTTTAACCTCGAAGTGCTGGTCGTGACAATAAAACAGCAACCCTTTATGAGGATACCAGAAGCTTAAACAAATGTGAGGAAGCCCTATCCTGCTGCCGTACCCGCAGTACAGAGCTTTTGACCTGTCGGTGTCGTCCAGAAGCGCCTTTGACATAGCATACCCTCCGGGAGACGCAGCGAATGCTTTTTGGATCCTTTTATAGTCATCCCCGTACCTTACGCAGATATCTAAATCGCCATCGGGTATCGTACCCTCATTCATGATCAGTCCCCATAACCCGCCAAAGCAAAGCCAGTACTCAACACCTGAATACTTCATTGTCTGGTTAATTACGTTGATTGCGTTCTGAAGTGGTTGGCCAGGTCTAATCATTTGAACACCACATTTTCAAGAGTTCTTATGATAACATGCGATTCCTCATCAACAGCATCTTCATGGTTGGCAATTTTATTCTTTGCCATCATCGTCATTCGTGAAAGCAGCAGTTCGCAGACTTCATGAAATGCAACCCTCCGTATTTCATCGTCAGTTATTGGTACACTCCGCCAATCTTCCCATTCAGTTGCAAGTGTTATCGTCGCAACCCTGCCGGTAATTTTCCATCCTACACACGCCCTGTTTCCTTCGGCTTTGTCGTGAAGATAATCAATCTGCCATCCCTTAAGGCCGAAGTAGTCGAGCCATTTCTTGCATTCAGCTTTAAATACATCAAAGTGCTGTCTTGTTGTATGATTCGATTTTTTATTCATTTTAGCCACCCTGTGCACTCCAGTTAAATGGTGTAATAACTCTGGCCTTATCCGGTTCAGGCTTCTTTCCAAAATCAAAAGAATAATGATTCACCGATTTTCTGACCACGCTTTTACAGATCATTCCCGGTACGGTATGAATTACCATTCCACCTTTCAGGCATTTGTAATTCATGACCAATGGATTACTGTTTTCGTCTACATGCTTTATCCACTCGTCTTTATTAACAGTAAAATTAAGGCTGCTCATCATGTGGTTGAACTCGGGATCGCCGATACTTGAATCAAAACAATCCTCATTGATATCCAGTCCGCGGTACTTCGTATAGTCGTACCCGTCGTTCATTTCAGGATAGTAAATGATATCCTTGTTCTGTCGCTCTAAAAACAGTGGTAAAAAATATTGTGTACCAATTACGGTTTCATCGTCAATAATGGTAACCCATTCTTCAGAGCACCTACTCACTGCATAATAAACGCTCATCAGGCCTAAAAATGGTTTTACCTTTACTTTGTAATGTTTATTTATCGTTTTAAATTCTATGGGGGTCATACCTGGTCGTGCAAAAACCATAATCTCTTTTACCGGTACAATCCCGATACAATTCCTGATTGTCTTTTCAATGGCTGCCGTAGATCGGCCGGAGTGTATAATTAAAATACTGATATTCAATTGCAGCCCTCACATATTTTAAGCTGCATTTTACGCGCCAGTTCCAGTTTATGCTGATACTCCGGACCGTTGTTTATTCTGTCCAGCGATCCGACCTTTAGAATATTCCAATCAGCTTCACGATACAGCATATCATGGCAACAGATAGTAACGTTTCCGGTCGGTCCTATAACCGGCTTTAAGAAGCTTCCACATTGCTTCATTTTGCTCACAATGTGCCCGTCGACCACCGAAAACCGGGTGCTCTTTGCCGGAGCCATGTCGGATATCATCTCCTCATCTTCAGGTTGCATACGATAGCCCATATAGTATCCCATTGGCTTTGCCGCCCACCGCAGCACACCGCAGTCTCTAACACGCCGTTGAATCTCCTTGAGATGTAATTCGTTGTATCGGTTGACCACGGTAACTACTGTTATCGTAATCTGCCTCCCCCTTGCTTCCGTTGCCAATTTCTCCAAGTTAGAAAACACCAGATCGTTATCGATGTGCTTTGCAATGTTATCCTGCGTTGTCTGGTCGGGAGCGTCTATCGTAATATCGTAATACATAGGAGCTTTGAGCGTCATGAACGTTCCACGCATTTCCTGTTCATCAATTCTAAAGCACAGTTTTGTTGCCGTGTTCGTAGTAATCCCTAACGCCGACATTGCTCGTACCATCTTCCAGTAGTCGGAATTGAGTATCGGTTCTCCCGACAAATACGGGTAGACGTAATCATACCGCTCACGTTCAAGAATTACCATAATCTTAATAAATGTTTCCCATGACATAAATTGCGGCAGTACCATATTTCGATATTGATGCAGACAGTATTTGCACTTCGCTCCACAAGCGGTAGAGATATCAATCATTACATGCTTCATTTTTTGAACCTTTCAGGCAATAGTTTTTTTCTTTAGTAAGAACAGATAATACGTTTTTATTCACCATACAGTACTGACACGCCAATTGCATATACTTTTTTTGATGACACTCTTTGGTAGACAGCCTGTGCAAAAATCCTTTTCTTACCGGAATAGTCAAACCCGCGTCTGATTCAAGATTGTGGTATAAATTCAAAAACCTCATCCCGCCGCAAATGTCCGCCCTGTCGCCGAATATGGTAGGATAGTTGCACGCACAATCAGCCGGCAGCGATGCCCTGATAGGTTTATCCGTCTGTACAATAAATTCTGTCTTATCAGATATGTGAACGTTCTCGCGGTCCCCAAAATATTTTTCTATAAGTTCAATACTTTTCTCATTTCCGATGTACCGAGATATTCTCATGTTATCAACAAGAGAAAGAACATCGTTTAACCACTCAAGGTTTTTGCTGGTTATCGCTATTGAATTAGTAAGCATTTTGATCTGGTCGGTTATACCCGCTTCTTTAATTAGCTTCATTGCCTCGATAAGATTTTTCCATAGTAGTGGTTCACCGCCTGAAAGAAGAACTATCTTGAAATGATATCCGCTTGCTGTACATGCATCGACAAACCTTTTAACGCTCGGGATAGACCAATGAAAGTTCCTGTTCTTCTCCATCCATGGAATCACAAAACAGTTCTTACATCGCAATTGGCATACCGAAGTAGTTTTTATTGAGATAATGGGAAAATTCATTTATGTAAAAACCTTTTGAGAGTATTCACCTTCCTTAATCCGTGCAACTCATCTCCAAACCTGGGCGGCTTAACGATAGTAGAGTGATTCATCTCATGAACACTTACAATAAAGTGTCCATCCTCCAAAATAGCTGCTCCAAGGCTTCTGATATACGTGTGCTCAACCGGGTCAAAGCGGTACATGCCTTTTGCATATTTCTGCACGTAGAACGGTCCACTACCTAAACAATCATAGTGCCACAACTTGCCGTTATACGGACAGTACCCGTACCCGCGCTGAAAATATCCATACTGTTCTGACTTTGGAAACTCGGTCAGTAGGTATTCAAAAGTATTGTATGAGTACATATCATCAGAGTCAACCCGAATGGCATACGTTGCATCGTAATTTTCTCGCAACAGCTTCATTGTGTCATTGTAGTTTTTAGTACCAAAATAAAGAAGCTTTACCCTCGGGTCTTCTTTAGTTATTTGACTAAAAACACTGTCGGTAATGTGCTTCGCCTGAATGTTGCACATCATGTAATAAACGAATTTTCCGCTTTGAATTGCAATGCTAGGATATGTGTACCGTTTCCATATATCATACCGACCACTAATCCATTCAGCAGTCAGTACTGGGTGAACTTCTGGCGACTTCCAACCCTTGAATGGGAAGAGGAAATAATTAAACAGAGTCCAGCATACTACCAGATCGTTCATATCTCTACGAACTCCACTCCTGCACCTTTCCAATAGTATTTCTCATGTTCTTCATGCAGCGTTTCTTGAAACAATTGGATATTTCCGTAATGCTCCGGCCTGAATATGATATCAGTGCATGGCTCTTGTCTGACTATTTCACGATATCCATCAGCATCCGACTTCACACCATGAACACGAGGCCGATACGAGAAATGTCTGCATCCCTTCGGATAGTACTCTGCAAGTTTCTTCTCAAAATATCGATACCAGTACTTGTCATATTCGGTATCGTGGTACATAGTGATTCCGGCGTGTCGGGCCATAGCCATCAGAGAATACACCCTTGTCCCTGCGAATGAGTCAACAAACAGCAGGTCAATCTTTATCTTTGGTGGTAGCAATAGATACCAGTTGTATATTTCCTGCCGCTGCTTTGGTGTAAGCTTTTCCGGGTATGTACTGAATATCAGGCTTCCGAACTGCTTTGAAACGAATACCACGTTTTTGCCGCACTTGTCGGATATGGCGTCAATCCATTCCTGGTTGTGCTCTATTCCAACAACCGACTTGCATCCTGCCGACCATATCGGAGTGCTGTTCGGTCCACATCCGCACTCTACAACAGCGTTAGGCTTGAACACCTTGATTACCGATCGAATAACCGGTTGATGCGACGGCCGCATTTTAATTACTTTCACCCCACGCCTCCTTGAATGTTCTATGCGCACACAACGGTGCTTCAGGATTACCAAATTGCTGCTTCGATAAAAATACATTGAATGCGGCAAGGTTTTTGCATGTCAATTTATAAATTTCAACATTTTTAAGCCTGCTCTTACTCTTTAGGCTTCTGCATCGTGGGTGCCATAGATGATATACATCTTGGTTGGAATACATAAGGTACGTTTTAGATGCAAATTGGGCGCGTCGTGCGAGTTCGTTGTCCGGTCCCCCGAGGTCTTCAAACCATTCATTACACCCGCCAATGGAAAAGAAAAACTTTTTATCAAACAGTACCATACCGCCTTCGCTCGATCCAACCTTCGGATGAACAAAGGTAGATCCGCGTCGTTCAGCTATATCTCTATCAATCATTTTACCAGATAGAATCATCTTTCTATGTACTTCTGACGTGTAACAAAGGTTATCCCATGCGATAATCCACTCACACTTCGTTATCCCGTTCAAATACGGCTTCGGTGCCCACATATCAGACTCGGCAATTGCAATGGTGTTGAACCGCGCCGATCGCGCTCCTACATTACAACACCATCCTTTATTAAATATCGGGTACTCAATCGGTATGATCTTTGCATATCGCTTACCCGGACACATAAACCTATTGATTGCAGCCACTACTTTTTCAGGTAGAATAGTGTTCTGTAGAACAATCACCAGCTCCAGGATATCGTGCTTTGCGTAGAATGTACGGATAGCGAATGCCAACGCTTCCCATCGCTCGGGCATTGCCTTGCCTCCGTAGGCGTCTCCAATGGGGACTATGACAGATATTTCATTCATACTTTGGTTCCGGTGGACATGGCTCTATAATTTGGTAAATCCCACTCCCTTTATCTGGAGAAACAATGTTGTATCGTCCTGGAATAAGTTCATCAACCTGAAGCACATCCTTTTTCTTCACAGAAACCATGATGTGGAATCCGAGTAAGGTAAGTTCGTGCTCGGTATATCTTCCTATAAAACCCCCTTCAGAGCTATATAGGGCAACTGGCCTTTGTTCATAATGAAATGCTTCTTTTACCCATACCTTAAATTTGATATTCATTTTTCTAACTCTACTTTTTTATTTTGTCCGGGATTTTTCTCACTTTGGTATTCAATTTTCTGACTATTGGCGTTTTAAGTGGCAATGACTCCAAGCTCTCTTTGTATGGAAATCGAAGTTCTTCCTTAAACCATTCCACATCTCTTATTTTCATACCTTCTCATTACATTTCTGACAGCATAACTTCTCAATTTGGTGCAGTTCCCACGCAATCTGCCGGTCGACGTTGTTTATTTTGTTGAAAATCGATCGATACTCCTGCGTATTCACTATCCCCCGCCAGCGTTCGGCCCTGTCCATGGTTATCCTGACACGCAACTTCTTCTTGGCCGCATCCGGGTCGGTAATTCCCCTGATTGCCCCTGCATGAATTCCAAAGTGGCGCCGTACAAGAGAATCACGCTCCGGCAGCGGCATCCCTGATTCGGTTATTATGCTTGCCAGTGTATGTTCATCCTCCCCGACTATATTCCCTATCTCGCCCTGCCGTAACTTCCAGTAGTACTTCTCCCGCGCTTCTTTGGTGCGGTCAAACCACGATACGTGAGCAAAGTGCAGCCCGGTCACCGGCCTCGATCCTCGGGCGTTGGAATAGCACTGTCCGGTTTGTGCCATGCTCTGCAGGTGATAGCCCATCAATGTGGGTTCGCTACGTAAAATGAAAAGATCCACGTCTCCTATGTAGAAATACTGAAATCCTTCCCGGTAATACTCAACAGGGGGTTCCATGACGTATCTCATGACGGCCCCGTAGTACTTTCCCCATCCATGACTCTGCGGTGGTCCCCACGTAGTAAACACCATTGGCCTGTACTCCGGGTACTCATGATTAATACAGAATCGCCACAGGTCAGAGAGCGCTTGGTATCTGCCAGTGGCGAACGTATAAATTAATAACTTTTTATCCATAATAATGATGTTGAGTGGAGTGGTGAATAACCTCCGGCATCATCCGATCACACCATAATCTTTTTTCAGCCTTTACTCAACACCTTTGATCAAATTGGTACCGCGGCAATACTGTAATCACGGTTCTCAACAGCCATTACAGCTTCTTCGTCCATAAACGCCAGTGTGATCTTACCTGTCGGCGATGTCTCGTCGTCAATTGTGTCGGTAAATACTGCAACCTTTGACTTTCCCCCGGTGCGATCGAACCTTACCATATCTCCGGTGCGCACAAACTGACAGGCGATACCGGCGCATTCAACAACACCACGAAATGGCGCTACGCCTGCTTTTGATTTGTCGGGAATGATAATCCCGCCTGCAGTTTTCTCCTGTGCAGTCTCTTGTCGTACCATAATCCACGTACCCGGACAGAACATAAAAGCCTCCTTTTTTATATATAGGTCATGTATAATTAAATATAATCAATTGCTATCGAAGTACAATCAAAAAATTACGCTAGGCACCCTATTTCAGCTTCTTTGTTTTTATCGGTTACTACTGTCTTCTTCCCACATCCAAGACAAGTCGTCTCGCTCTCACCGTCATCGAAGAGCTTTCTTTCTATGGTCACTGAAATACTGGCTCCACAATCACACTCATGCCGGTAGTTTATCCCCTGAATGTTGTTCGCTCTCCGGATGAGGTATCTTTCCTGGTCGGCAGTTAATTTTTTGCTGGCGATCAGGCTTCTTATCTCCTGTGCTGAGTATGTCCGCAAGCTCTGTACCCACTGCAACCATTCCTGTCGATTCATCTATAGCCTCTTTCTTAAGTTCTTCGCCGATTTCTTCTTCAACTTTTTTTTGAGCAGCTTCGTATTCAGCATTGATTACGTCTGTAAGGGTGTTACATAGCGCCACTACCTCAATAACCCTGTCAACAGTGCGTAACTCTCTGGGGGCATCCTGAAGAAATGATTGTGCTATCAGGCGAATAGTGTCAAGATCAATTCTGAATTCAATACCTGACACTATCCCGGTTACGGTAACAATGGTAGACTTTAGTTTTGACACGGTTCCTCCGGTGGTCGAAATACCAGCTTGTCGTCTTCCCTCTTGAATCCTCGATGCAGGAGAAACGATCTTCCTTCTTCGGTTGAGTCGTTCCAACTCGTTTCAAACCATTCTACCCGCCTGTCCTGCAGAGCCATGATCAATAGCCGATCCATTATACCTGTACGCCGATACTTTGGTTTTGTGTGCATGTCCCTAATTTGGATGTAGATTCTTGGCCGCGGCTTTGCCAGTGGATTTTCTTTGACGTGTTGAGGTATTCCGTTCTCAAATACCGGCATAATCCAGAGTTCGAGAGTAGCTATCGGTCGGCCGTCCTTGAATTCCTGCCACAGGTATACCTGACATGGCATATGAACCATTCGTATACCATCAAGATTAAGCTTTGGGCGTTCTTTTATTCCGTGACATTTAGGACATATCTGTTTCACGCGAGTAGCGTGCATCAGGTCCAGCTTTACCACGTATCCGGTATCATGACATTCTTCACACGACATTGTTATTCCTCACGTTAAATATTCGTATTCGCTGATTTTCTTTTCACCCTGATATGAGTTGTTTCTCAACTTATCCCGGATAATCATTTTCTCTGCACTGTAGTGACCTTCCCTTGATTGCGGCAACCTCATCTCGTTTTTTCTGATTTCGTCTTTAATATGCGCTTCAACCATCAATAGGCTTCTCACCATTGGATACCCCGCGGGGATCTTCTTGTTTTCATACGACATTCTTCTGATTTGAACGTCGGTTTCGATGCATTCGGTGTGTATCGTCAGTTGGTTATTGGCGAACAGTTTATTTACCCTATGAATTCCGCTGTTCTCGTCGAGTAACTGGCCTTCAACTATCCTGACATTACTTTTCGCCAGAATCTTTTTAACATTCGACTTCCCCGGTCGGGCCATTACATCGTTACATAATATCTTCCTCACGGTAACAAAGTTTTCTTGCGGTGCTATCGGTACTATGGCCTTTTCTTCAATCTCCTGCGAGAGTAGGTTGAGTATGGGGTACGGCTGATATATTTCGTTGTACAGCTTCAGCTTTTGTGTAGCGCATGCCCATAAATAACACCCGCCGTAGATCCCCCCAAGGGAATCCATCCAGAGAACAACATAAATTACCACATTTTGAGGATTGATTTTGTTAAACTCTGATTTGTTTTTATTGAAATCCTTGAAATGAACCGCCGGGTTATAGTATTCAAGTATCGGTTTCGGACCAATCAATACCTGAAACAGCCCTGACACACTATCGATCTGGTCACGTTTCCCCAGCGGAAATTTACCGGCCTGCGCAATAAATGATCGGTTCCACTCTCCCCTGAGCAGTCTTACCCGCCTGAATTCCGCCCATGCAGCCCATTTAGAAGCACGTTCTTCCTTGGTCCCTGATACCGGGTCAGGTCTGGCGCTGAAGCCTTTAAAGACCTGCGAGAGGTACTCTGACGTGAATCTGCCAGCCGATGCCTTCTCCTGCTCCCACCATATCTCTGTTTCCCTTCCGTCGATTTGTGCGGTCTGTTTCAAAATCAGTTCTGCAGTTCCCGGAGTTTCCCTGAATGCGTTGATGTCGACGATATAGAGTACCCCGTCACTTATACCCCCCTTGGCTCCCGATGTCCAATCGGGATCATTTTTCTTCTCTTCGGTTTCTTTTCCACTCTTGTATTCAGTGGCAGCAAGATCCCAATAACGAGAAAGTTTTATATCTTGCGGTAACTCTTCAACAATTTCAAACCATTCCGGCTTGAACATTCCTCCGCTGTATGAAATCAACCAGTTCCCTTTTCCTATGCGTTCCCTGGTTACCCTGTCTCTTCCCATAACGGTGGCCCTGTATTCTTCTCGGTTGGGCATCATTTCGTTTGTTTCAAGTGGAGCGTCAATATATGTCACACTTTTTGGCGGCTTACCATCAGCATCTTTAGTTTCAGGTGAAACCCATTCTATCTCATCGGTATCTCTGTTGCGTATAAAATACCGAAGTTTTCCACTACGTTCCGGTATTGCGTATCCAGTGTCAGGGTTCCACCACCATTGAAAAAAGCTTGAACACCACGTATCGGCGTCGGCATTACCGGTGCAAAACATAAACGGTTTTATCGAGCATTCTCCATAATCTCTGTTACGAGTTAGTAAATAATCAAATTGACCCCACGAAAATTGAGGAAGCTCATCGAAAACTATGCACGCCCAAGCGAGTCCTTGGTGATGGTATTTATCCGATTCGTTATTTAAATGAGTTAATTTTATATACGCCCCTGACGGAAATGTCCATTCTGTTTTTCCACGTACTCCGTATCCATTTATTGCCGGATAAATATCCTGTGAGATATCCCATAGCCCGCCTCCCCCAACAATATCGTTATATTGCCGTCTGAAAATCACAGCGGTGTAGTCTTTTATATGGGCATACCGTGACGCTATCATCGCAGAAACAACACTCTTCCCTCCCCCTCCTGGCCCTCCCATGAATGTAATATCGGCCCTTGACTCCGCAGCCATAGTCTGCGGTCCCGGCTGCGGTCCGATAATCGGCCTTCCTTCTGCGGTATATCCAATGGGCTTCATGCCACCGGCCCCGGTTTATTGCGTCCATTATCAGGCAAATAAAGCAGAGGCAATATCACAGTATTTCCACCGCCATTATTCTGTGCTCCAATTATTTTGTGATGCTCTGCCAATACTTTTAATGCGTCTGGTTTTGACCACATTTCGTACTCATAGACGTTCTCAACCAATTTAGGGGCATCCCCCTCGCCATTCGATTTTCCAAGATCGGTTATTCGTTGGGTATGTTTTATCTTTTTGATCGCTCTTCGTTCCGGACCCATTTCAAGAATATTTTTTAGTGCTACACCACTTTTATCTGCTTTTATAAACAAATTTCCTGGATCTGAAAATGCAATAAGAGCAATCTCTTGCAAAACATCGTCGGCATTTTTATTATACAATTTAAGAGCATCATTAATTTTTTTTGATAAAAAATCCTTTGCTTTTTTTGTTTTACTTAATTTATACCATTCTTTTCTAGCTCTGTTTACAGGATATCCGGCTTGAATCATTGCATTTTCAAAGTCTTTGCACTTACTCGACACATAAAGGCAAAGGGCTTCTTCTTCTTGGATAGTAAGATATCCCTTTTTACCTGTTTTTGTAATAGCCCTTGTCGGTAAACTTTCTTTCATTAGTATCTTTCTATAACGGTTAGCGCCACTCGCCCGACGTGGGCTTTGACATGTTGGGCTGCGGCTGTTAGCTGTCTGTTTGCGGCTGATCCTTGACTCCAGAAATCCAACAAAAACTACCCGAAGATAGCTCTGCAAGATTTTTGCGAGTAATAGCCACTGCAAAAAATAAAAACCAGAAACGAAACATAATTTTGCTTTTAAACACTCCAGGCTTTGACAACTGCCACCCGAATTCGATAATGATTGTCATAGTTGGATTTCCTATTTATATGGTCAGCCGCAAATTGCAGCTAACGGATCGCTCAATCTGCGCTGGCCTGCTTTGAGGCTGGCGTAGTTGAGCTGTTAGCAGAAGTACCGCCCGATTCCTTATTTTCCTGCGCGGCGACACCTTTGCCAGTTAATATTTCAATCCCGAATAAATCGTGAACCTCGTAGCTATTTTCGCTCAATCCGCCCTTGATTAACATGCCTTCGAGCACCGGAACATCGATATCGACCGTTTCGATGCCCTTGGTTTTTAAACCGGTATTTCCGTCAAGGCGGCTCACCTGAAAAACGAATCTTAACATATCAGACCTCCTGGTTATTAGCCGCGCCTCCAATCTCAAGAGGGCGGTATTTTTGCTAACTACTTAATAGCTGTAATGGCCCTATGTAACTCATTAATTCTATTCAAGTCCCGTTTTTTCAAAAAGTCCATTTTCTTTCCGGTCTTCCTTAAAAACGAAGCTACTATTGCATGAGTATTGTCCGACACCGTTCCCCCTGCGAATCCGTCCAGCATATTTATCTCTGCCTCGTAGAGATAAACTTTGTGCTGTATGCGTACCCTGTTTCTCGCCATTTTAATGGCAGTGTGATCAGTTGAAATCATTTCAGAGGGTCTTCCAATCCTGCTGCAATTCTCATTCCGCGAACAACACCTTCCCACTTATCTCGGTTCTTTTTTGATTTTTCAGAGAGTCCCATATTTACTGCTTTTTCGATCTGCTTTTGAATCTGCTCGAATGATAATACTTTGTATTTTCCTGAAGCCTTATCCACGTCACTAATACTCACATCCTCACCGGCTTCTATCTTTCCCCTTATCTCATCCTGAGCTTCTTTTTGAGATCGAGCCACCCTCACAGCTGCGGTATGCTTTATGTGTCCGTCCTTGACCGCCTTTTTTATGTACTCGGGAGCATCGAGATATTTCAACAGGTCACGGATATGCTGATCGGTGCACCCAAGTCGACGTGCAATTTCAGACTTTGAAAAACCGTGCTTTTCGATGAGTTCTTTTATCGCAATTGCCTGGTCCTCAGCGCACAGCTTTTCCTGGGTAGTGCCGTCAACCATCTGACGAATCATCAGCTCCGGTCCTTCGGGAGGCTTACCGGTAGTAGGGTCCTTTTCTTCAAGGTCGCATTCGATGTATTTGAATTCCCCGCCCATACACTCATTGGCATACAGCATGGCCTTGTACCTGCGCTGGCCTGCGGTTACAACGAAGTGCTTACCGTCAGTATGGAGATACCCTTTACCTGCCTCCCTCTGCCCCTGGAGCATCAGTAGGTTCGCCAGTACCGCTATCGTTTCCTGCACAAACGTCTTCCGTGCGTTCGGCGCCAGTATCACCATCTCCAACGGAATCTTGAACTTGTTTCCCGCCCGGTCGAACTGATCTTTCATTCCCATCTTTATCTTCCTTCCCAAAAAGATCCAATTCCAACTGCTGCATGCGGCAGTCAATTTGCATTATAACTTCCCGAACCATATCAGCCTTTTTCTTGATAACTGCTTCAAACTCATCCTTCAGGATGTTCCCCCACTCCTTTGTGGGTACGGTAAGAAGATCAAGTTTCTTTCCCCACTTCACTTTTATGGTGCCGTCCTTGCGTGATACCACCATTATTCTGACACTGCGAAGTGTCTTTTCGAGCCTTGAAAGATACCTTACCTGCCTGTCGATAGTGTTCATTTTTTACCTCTGCACTTAACTTTATGGGCTATACTAACAGCATAATTGAATATGTCCGCATTTGAAATGTAACAGCAATCCCTTACGTCCCGCTCCTTCATAAGCACATACTCCAAATCAGCCAGCATTTGCCTATTCTTGTCGTTGATTCCGACATTCACTAGTGGAGACTCGCTTATCGATTTTGTTTTGTTTGCCGACATATAATCAAATATAATGATTAATTGTTATCTATGCAAATATTTTGTTATAAATATTTTCAGGTATTTGCCGCTTGTACTTACGTAAAATGTGTTTTGCGAGTACTGCCTGTTTCGCTGTTATCGATTCACGTGCTGACAGCTCATGCCCTATTTTGGTGTCTATTTTATTGTACCCGATGTCATTCAGTGTCCGTGCGTAATCGCCGTCCATGCCGCTCATATATTTCAGTGCAGCATGAATTTCCCGAACTATTTCCGTTGTCAAACCGTGCGCTTCTTCGATGATTCTCTCGCGCTTCAGCCACCGTGTTGACTTCTCAACTTTTACTTCTCGGTTCTGCACGGTATTGAGTGTTGATTCTACTACTTCCTGTTTTTCAATAAGCGTTTTTGCCATCAGGACATCAATTGAATCCTTGAGTACCAAGTGGTACACATTAACCGTGTCGGTTTGCCCGATTCGATGGCAATTATGAACTGTCGCAAAACCAACCGTAAACGAATGATCTTCCTCAACAGTTAAATCATAAACCATTACTTTCTCGTTTTTAGTTTCGACTCTTCTTATCGGACGATAAATGTAATTTCTATCCTGATCATTCATCCTCTTGTTGTCGCCCTTACCAAATTTTGTATACCCACCAACCCAATGATTGCCACTTTTTAAACTACCCCTTCTCATTGTAGGAATAAACCCTGCTCGTATGGCTAACTCGCATATTTGATAACAAAGAACAGGGCTTGCACTTACCCATTCCACTTGATTTCCCCTTTGATATCCATCTCCATCAGTATAACCCTTGAGAAAAATAACTGCTTGTTCAGGGCAAAGCCTTATAATTTCGGTTGGTAGTGTTTTGTTTTTAGCCATGTGTCCGAACCAATCTCTAAACCAAAATGCAAGTTCTCCAGAATAAGACCTCATCTCAATTCCATGTGATTTACTTTTTTTATAAATAGTAGACTTTATTCCTATGCTTGAAAGCGTTTTTGCAATTTTCAATAAAATAAATTCTTCTTTCTCGTGCCCAGAAAAAGATACAAACTTAGATTTCCCGGGTATAATAGAAGAAAAACCTTCAGCAACAAACCATCCAAATAAATATAACCAGTCTTCAGTTATCTTAATATTGTCAGGCAACCTTACATATCGGCCATTTACGTGTAGTGGCGCGATTGGTCTTTCTTTTTTATTTAAAACCTCTCGGTAATGTATTCTACACATGCCACGCGCTTCAATAGGCTTCAAGCAACCCTTAATACTGCACACCGTTTCTTTCTTTACTTCTTTGTATATTCTCCACTCATCTTTAATTTTAACAGACTCAAGAGTATGATAAAAAACATGTTTTGGAAACGCCATAGAGTCAGAAGGAAGAGCATCACAAGCCCTAACCCATTCAAGCTTATTATTTCTTTTTATAAAAATTTTATGATCATAAGTACAAGCCAATGGTTCATTCCATCCAACATATTCTATTCTTGTAACCATGCCACGGTGTTCGTGCTTATACGTATTAATAACTTCGCGATATCTGCCTTCGTGAGTTAAAACACAATCACCTATTCTTATGTCTTGAATTTTTGTTATACTCATGTTTTTAATATAACCAGAGCGAAGACAGAAAACAAGAGAATCCTTTACTATACATCTATCTTCAACTTGCGATAGGTCGCCAGGGGTCCAGGGAAGCTCAACAACGTCGATCACCGACGCCGCGGTCAGTGTTATCCCTACCCCTGCGGCTTTGATCCCAAGAACGGCCACACGACACTTTGGATCGGTTTGAAACCAATCTACCAACTGCTGACGCTGGTCGATTGGGGTACTGCCATAAATGGCAACAGCATCGTCTTTCCAGTGGTCTTTAATGGCCTCGATCATTTCATGGTGCCACGCCGCAATAACAACCTTTCCGCATTCCTCCAACTGGTCTTCAACAAATTTTATCACGTATGGAATTTTTGCAATCGCCGTGGATTTTCGCATTGCAGCCATTTCGTCAAACCTGAATTTATTTTCAGACTCTAATCGCTCAATCGCCACTTTGTAAGCGTGTTCATCGTCGTCTGCCTTGGCAATCTCAACCGCTACTTCAAGAGCTTCAGTGTTCGTTCGATCGGTATATTCCTTTTCTCTGGCAATCGCCGATACTACCGCGCTGTCAATTTCGTCGTATTCGAGTTCAACTACCTGCCGCACTTTTGGGGGAAGTTCGGTAAGTACATCTTTTTTCAAACGCCGGATCATTATCGTCTCACGAAGTTTAACCTGAAGCTCTTCAAGTTTTTCGTCACTTGCATGGCCTTTAAAATCCACGCCATACCCATTACTCTGTACGTTACAGTACCGTTTGTGGAAATACCAAAATGTCTTTTGATTCCAGCTCTCCGGGTCAAGAAGGGAAATCAGCGGCCATAACTCCGCCGGCCGATTGCATACCGGGGTTCCGGTCAGACCAATAATGTGCGCTGCATCCAGTTTGTTATACACCCGGTCGTCGTCTTTTTTGCTTCCCCCGGCGATCGATCGAAACCCAAGCGTTCGAGTATTCCTGATAAAATGTATCTCATCCAGAATAACGAGATCCCACTTTATACTCGTTACCCGCTTGTTGTTTTCCAGCTTCCGCAATACCTCGTAATTAATTACAACAAAATCATACCCGTCTTCTGGCATTGGGACTCGCTTTGAATCCCCTATAGCCATTTTAAACGACCGGGTAAGCCATCGCTCTGCTTCATTAATCCAATTGGTTTTAATAGATGCCGGACACACTACCAGAACGGTTTTAACACTCGGATTGCAATTGATGAATCCGAGAGCCTGAATTGTATTATGAGTTAATTTAAATCCATTTGTAATATATAAATGATCCGTTGAATCAATCATTATACAGACCGATTCTTCCTCACCAATATATTTCGCAGAAATTATTTTTTGACCGATGATTCTCTTATCGTATTTCCATCCATGTGATTTTCTTTTAGAGCCAAACGGACACAAAACAGATTTTACATTAACACAATACTCTATATATTCTTTCCTTTTAAATGATCTTACAATTGCCTGACCTCCAAGGCTTCTTACCAATTCCGCGACATCCTCGGCAAGTTTAAAGGAAACGGTATGATACGAAATCCTATTTACAACATTTGATCCATCACAATCCATTAGCCCTCGTAATAAATCCAATCTTTGGTCGATAGAGGAATACTTATACATATCAGGTATAAATTTATTTGCAGACAATACTTCTAATCCCAAATTCCTTATTCCAGACTTCAGCCCTTTTAGAGTTTTTCTACAACATCCAGATCTTTTTTCCCATTTTCCTGCCGATATGCGATCCATTACATCGCTATCTTCGCTTGAAACTGTTACAACAATACTAGAATCACAACAGCTCCCATTGGCTATAATAACACCCATTAAATAAGGATTTATCGGCAATACCTCAAATTTATTATATTCAACAGGTGCCGTTAAATGAGGTATTTCAAATTTACCGAATCCACTTTTTAACAATATTCCTTTTTTTAATATCTGTGAAATGGACAATGTCATCCAATTATTTTTACCCTTTCTTCTAATCGTATTTCCATCTCTGACATTCCACAAATGTTCTAATCCACACCTTGTTTTTGTTTGGTCAGTAAACGTTATCTCGTAAACAGGTTTAATTCCCTGTTTAAAAACACCGGTCACCGTTTTCGGTTTTCCATCAGACCCAACAACTAAATCGTTTACTCTAATTTTTCCAATAGTGTTCCATCCGCTTGGAGTCAGTATCGGTTCACTAACTGGCTGTTCTTTTCCGATGCCCATCTCGTCACAGTTAAGTGTATTCACGCGCTGCAACGAATACTCGATTCCTGCTTTTTGAAACGGGTAATAATCCCATCCTTCCGGGTGCGGAAACTCCATCGCTGAGCTTGCCGCCCTGCTTGCTGCAAGGCTCACTGTCTGGTGAACTTTTATCCCGGTAAGTTCGTCGCGTAATTCGGTGGACACCGCATATTCCGCCAACTTAGCCGCCTTGTCTCGGTCTATGGTGTACCATACTTTTTTTGTCGGGCACCATCCGAAGCCTGCGGTTTTTGGAATCATCCGCTCATCATAGGTGGATTGCAGATAATAAACAGTATCGCCTTGGTTCACCCAACGCGCCCAATCCCCGGTACCTTGATCAACAGTAGTAAGGAGTTTCATTACAACATCACTTTTTCAAAAGTGTGATCGATCGGAAAACCTGACGCCATATCGATATCATACTTTTTATCGCTTACAACTTCCCACGACGACAGAAAAAAGTCTACAGCAGGGGTATCCAAATCTTCCGTTATCACAACCTGCTCTCTCAAAATTTCATTTCTTGACTCTGATCCGTGAATTATTCTTATCATAACAACCTCCATATTTGAAGTATAATTAAATATAATCAAATATAATCAGGCTGTCAATAACTTTTTATACTCCTCAGCAATTTTTTCAAATTTGTCGATTTCTTTTATGGCGTCATCCACGCTTCGGCACACTTTCCACTCCTCACCTTCACGCTTCTGCTTGCCGTGGAGCCTTCCAATCGCCCTTCCCTTGGCTCATTTAATGTGTCTCCAAGTGTTCCCATATTTTATTCCACTTATTGCTGCCCTGGTTACCTTATAATCAGCACATATTTTAGCTGGAGTTTCTCCCAATAAAAGTCTTTTTTTAATTTTAATAACATCTTCTGTGTTTAATTTAGCCATTGGGTGACCCTCTCCAAAAAACCAAGACGCTCTACGCAATCTACCTGCGTCTCTTGATCTATGTACATTCTCTTTAATAGTTGTCCACTCTAAATTTTCAGAAGAGTCGTCTTTTTCATTAAAATTTTTGTGATGAACAACATCTCTTTTTGGATCGTTGTTAATTACAAAAGCCTCAGCAACAAGACGATAAACAAGAATTTTTTTTCCTCTATTATTTTTCCACAATGACACTACTCTTCTTCCTTTGTTTTGAACTTGTGGTTTTAATATTTTTTCTTCATGATGAACAACTATATCAATTGGAAGGTGTTTAACTCTTCCTAAATTAGAAACCTGATACAATCCTTCGTACCCTTTAACATCATTCCATATTTCCATAATTTATAACTCCATACAAAAACCCCTGTCCCTTGTCTAGGCCGCGAAGTCTGACTAGGGCATAATTCTGGCGAATTAATTTTACAGGGGTAATTTATCAACATGGTTCGCGGCCATAGTTAAAATATAATTTTTAACACCTTGTACTATGTATATTTTTTACTTTTTCTTTGTACTCCTCAATTAATTTTTGCAGATAAAACGAGTCTAATTTGCATCCGCGCACACCACCCTTTGCTGAAAGTATGTCTGCGGACCCCTTTCCGTGCATCCTATCGATGGATTTTCCGTGTTCATACTGATTGCCAGATTTAAACCGATTACACTGCTGACACTGAGCATGAACATTCATCTCGTCGTATCTGGTTGCCATCTTTTCACGACTTATAAAATGTCCAGCATCCATGTTTTTCCAAGATGCAAACCTTCCGCATGTTATACACCGGCAGTACCCGTTTTGGTCAGAGTCCCGTAAGCGGATAAATTTAGAAAACCATCGGTCGAGAGTGGCAACAAGCTTTTTCTTGTCATCCTTCGACTTCATGACATCAGTTTTCCATCCCCACTTCTTTTTGGGCTGCATCATATCCTAATCCCGGCAGGAGCCTTCATCTTTATCCGCTTCAACGCCAGGTATTCATCTACTGCTCCCTGCATCAGTGGCTCCGGGCATTCTGCTACCATTGTTTTACTCTCGCCGGGTTGGCTCCATCGTTTTTTAGGGAACATCATACTATTTTCTCTTTTTTGATTTAACTATCTCATATCGTGTGTGGGCCTTGGTGTATCCGTTATCACAGTCAAACTCACAAAAGCCTTCTTTTTTCAACTTGTTCGTATCAAGAGGTATTCCTATTGAAATACATTTCCTCATCCAATCATCCAGATCAGAGTCGGGAAACTCCCTTTCAGTGATAATTCTAACCTTCATCATTCCTCCCTTTTAAAAATCCCCCTACGCCGGATTCTGCCATGCATCCGGCCCGGTTTGTCAATGCACCATCATTATTGATAGTTGGCAGTTATTTTATAGGGGGAACTTATAGATATCCAAATGTTAAATCACTAATTTCATTTCTTTCGATTACGTACTCAAACTTTATTCGCGTTACGTAGGTTGACTGATCGCATTTGTTTGCATTACAAAACATTTTAATAAATTGTTTGGGCGTCATTTTTGGAAACCCTTCGAGATCGCATTCTTTCTGAGTCATCCAATCCAACCTTTGTCTTCCAATCGATACCACTTTTATAACCGTCAGTTTTTTTATCTTCTCGCCTTTTTTCAACCCTTGGCATTTTTCAACAGCCTGAACGTATTCCCCCACTTTCAAAAATGTCCACCCTAATCGTCGGGTTACAAATTTGGTTTTGTTGCGTACCTGATCCGTCGTTAGAGAAAAGCTCATATTCCTCATACTACCACCATCTCTTTCTTTGCCCTGCACTCAGGACACGTTTTATCTCTCGGCCCTGTCGGGGTGAATGTGTTTCCACAATTGCATGTCTGATCCTTGTAGTGCCGTCCGGGTTTATCCTCAATGATCGGTTCTGGTTCTACTCCGTCGAGTTGTGACGGGTGCAGCAGGCACGTCAGGCATTCCGTTTGATTCATAATTGTGGTTTCAAACGGCTTTCCGCACTTTGGATTTGAGCATATCTTTTTTACTGGATACATGCATCATCCTTTGTTTTTTCTTTTTCTCGTTTACGTTTCAAGTACAACCTGTTTTCAGCACACTTTCCAGGAACCTTTCCGATGCCACAATTACACCAGTTAAAAGATCCGCCATAATTTTTACAGTGGGTTTTTCCACATCCTGGAGGTTCGAGCAGATTAAACATTGTCCCAAATAAATTTCTTAGTTCAGCTTCAGTTGTTGCCCTTTTTTCAAGGGCATCCAACAGATCATTCACCGATTCAATTTTTTTAGGTTTAAATTCACCGTCTTCAGAGCAGTATCGGTTATGAAATGCTATGTCTCTTTTAGTGTACGGCCATCGGTACATTTCAATAGCCTTCTCCAATCTCGGACGATAATCTGATTTATACATTTGTTTCCTCCACGCAGTCAAATTTTACCATTGCCGGTAATTGGCTCTTATCGATAGTTAAATCATCATACTCATCAAAAAATATTTGACTTACTTCACGATCAGCTGTCGGAGTTATTTTTTCTATGTGCATACTGGTTTTTCTTACGGCTGCACGTAGTTGATAGTTATGATACGCTTTTATGGTTGGCATTCGGCCTCCATTATTGCTCTTCCAATTTTCAATCTTTGGGTTATCTTTAGTTGTAGATACATTATATCTCACCAAACTCACCGTGATAAGTTGGCTTTGCTGCAAGTCGGGCTGATCGGGCATCCTCTATTGTGGTGAAATATCCGAGGTGTTTTTGTTTTCTGTTGAGTTTTATATACGCCGCAAACTTACCGGTTCTCTTGCTAAAACACACCCCATGAACTCCAGTTGTGTTGTCCCTTCGGTGACGTATATTCATGCGATTCTGAGATATTGTTGCACTACGAAGGTTCTCGTTCGTATTGTTGAGGCTATTCCCGTCAATGTGGTCGCACTCAAAACCTTCTGGGCACCGCAAGAGGAATCGGTGCATGTATATTAACTTCCTGTTGCCTCCCTCTGCTATAATTGCGTGTCGAACTGCATATAGTTTGTGGTTGCAGATATGTGTGTGCCAATTGAAGCCTTGAACCATCGGTAGCTTGTCGTTTGATACGATAGTCTCGAAACCTTTGGTGAGCCTGATAGTGGATATTGTTTCTCCAACAACAATAGGACGTTTTGGCATAAAACTACCCTTAAAAATATAGCCGATCCCCCATCAATCCGGCTCAGTGGATATCAGGGGGAACATTTCAGGAGAAATGTTTTTTCGGCAGTTAGACTAAAATTTTATTCTTTTGTATCTGAGCCACACTTCTAATATACATTGTTCGGGTCGGCACACCGTTATTTTTTTATTTTCATTCACGTCACCATATTGATAAAGAGATCCATCTGTTCTACTTTTTCTTTTTTAATCACCACCGGTTCGGGCTTCCACTCCGGCAAATCTTCCGGCTGATGGTCGATGCTTTTAACCTCCCCGGATTCCACTATTTTATTTCCTACAGCTTCAACCATAGCCGATAGAGTAACCATGTTTTTTTCTCTCCTGAAGTCGTCCAGGCTGCTTATCATACGGTCGAATTCTTCGGTCATGAACATCCGCTTCAGTGCATAAAACTCCCGGTATCCCTCCTGCGCCTTCCTTGCGTTACCAGACATAAGCAGGTATACTATCACACCCATTTTGTGATATGTGCTGCCATCCCAATGCAGGGCATCAGCGTCGGGTAATCCACCGTGAGTAGTCATGCTACATCCGGTAAAGGGCAGTGTTTTGGCGGCAAATCCATCTCATTTTCATTGCAGTCATCCCTTGTTCTGGTAAGGCATAGGCATTCCCCGGATTCCCAACATGGGCAATCTCGAACATTCTTAAAATGTATCACAGCTTCTTTCAAAATGCATTCTCCTGCTCTTCGTGAAACTTTGCCGTTGTTTTATCAAATTTTATATTCGCCGTTCCAATCGGGCCGTTGCGCTGTTTGGCAACTATTATTTCAGCGAGTCCAGCGTCTTCTATTTTTTTTGTGTAGACTTCCTCCCGGTGAATGAATGCCACTACGTCGGCGTCCTGTTCGATATCGCCACTCCATCGAAGATCCTGTAGGTTTGGCCGCTTATCTTTTCCCTTCTCCTTATTCCGCGCCAGTTGCGCCAGTAGTACAACCGGTATTTTAAACTCCTTCGCTGTTGCCGAAAGAGTATTCGTTATTCGACCGTACCCGATTGCCGGATTTATGTTTTTATCGTCCCCGTAATCCATTTTGTGCAAGTGGTCAATATAAACTATTTGAAGGTCAAATCGGGTAATCATCTGCCTGATAATGCTTCGGGCTTTCATCACTGATATGTGGGGAGTGTCGTCTATCCAGAACGGAAGTTCAGCAATTTCGCTTAAAGCTTTTTGCACGTCCGGCATTTCGTGTCTAGCCGTCATTCCGTGGCTGATCTTAAAAAGATTCACCCCCGAAAGCTGTGCACACTGCCGGTATCCTATCCATGCCTCGCTCATTTCAAGGCTCAAAAATCCCACTCTCACCCCGCCGATGGCTTGATTAAGCATTATCGTCGTTGCCAAAGCCGTTTTACCTTGGCTCGGGCGACCGGCCAATACAATCAGATCCCCTATCGTGAACTCTCCTATAATCAGGTCCAGCTCTTTGATGCCGGTTTTATACCCCATTGTGGCGCCGCCGTGTCGTGCAAACATATTATCAACAGTGGCGGCAACCATTTCCTTGGCCGTGTGGATCTTACTTTGAACTCCGGTATACCGCGCTTCCTGATATGCAGCATCGACAGCGTCGAGAAATTTCTCGTGCCCTTCTTCGTGTTCCCGAATATTCTTTATCCTGTTTCCGAAATTCTCCAACCGCCGCTGTATCCCGATTTCTTTCACGCGGTCGATGTAGTAGTCTATGTTTTCGAGAGTACAAATACTGTCCGCTATTTCTGCAACATCGTTGATAAGGTCGGGGTATCCGGCCTTTTCCACCTTATTTGCCACTGTTGTCCGTTCAATTAGGTCCCGGCTGTCGCTCATCTGTTTTAAAAGTAAAAATATTGTCCTGTGAACGGGTGAATAAAAATCATCATCCTGCATTTTATCATAAATGATGTCCAGTGCTCCCGGTACGGTTATGGCGCTCCCGATAAGTGTACGTTCAAAATCGATCACCTGTGGGGGTGGTCGATCACCGGGATTCTGCTTCGGGTAGTCGCTCATTTTTCACTCGCGTTGTATTTCTGCGCCAAATAACACATAACCTTCTCTACGGCCTGCTGTCGGGTAGAGCCCGGTATCCGTACCACCTTATCGTAGAGGGCTTCCCAAGCCTTCGTATCGTTTTCTGGCGGGTAGTGTGGATAATCCTGATTGCCGGGGAAATGTTCAATTACTCTGCACCATAGGGTAGTGAATTGTGGATAGGTTGGCGGATTGTTCAAACGCTCTTCTTCTACCGCTTCCAGTGCAGCATTAATCTTCCCCGGTGCCGGGAGACAGTTATACTGGTCGTGGGATATGTGCCAGTTAAGAGCGCAGAGGAAGTCTCTTGCTGGAATGTCTTTGAAGGTATCAAACCACCAATCGGTTTGCAGCTCATCAAGCTTCGTTTTATAAAACCGAGAAAATTTATCCATTAAAGGATTAAATTCTACTCTTTCCATACAATTCCTCCTTCTTTTTTTTCCTTTGATGGTCTGATAAAATTTGATTCCACATATCTTTCCGGGATAAACTTCATGCATGGCGCCGGTTTCTTTTTTCCCGGCCTGAAAAAATCATCTATTGAATTCTTGTAGGAATACCATGAATCTGGTGATCCTATCACTGTATCGTAGTTGTCGATGCATTTAATCATGTCATCAAACGGTATTTCCTTTAACTTGTCTTTTATGATACTCTCCATAGGTTCTGTTAATTCTCTATGGTGTATCAGGTTTTTCTTTGAATTCCAGTGTTCAAATACTTTTTCTTCTGGTGTAACGTTACGTAACGTTACAAGTGCGTTACCCTCTGTATCTGTTTCTGGATCTGTTGTTTTAGGTAAGGGGGATATGGGGGGAAGGATTTTATTTCTATTTTTTTCTCGGTATTTTCTTACACGATCTCTGGTTTGATCTTTAACGATGTCGTCTCGCAAACGAAACTTGTCGTGATTGAGAACAATCCACCCATCATCCTCTCGTTGAATCCTTCTTCCTTCAAAATCTTTTGTCTTTGATTCCGGGTCGGGTGATTCAAGTACAGATATCGCGTGATCAAATTTTTTTCCATCAGGGTCATTTTTAATATTACATATTCTTCTCATACCAGAATATGCTGCTTCGACAAAACCATTCTCATCTTTTTTTGCGAGAAAGGCGATCCACACTCTAATTACATGGTCATCTGCATTCCAGATAGAGCTATCAATTATTGTAGAACTGAGTTTTGCAAAAGACATTATTCAAACCTCTTTGCCTGGCGATGAAGGTATTGTATTTAATTTTGAAAATTCTCCAAAATATTTAATAGCAGCATTATTATACGCAACCGCAGCATCTAATGGATTATTAAAATAACCGATAAATATATCTTTGTTTTTAAAACTTATAGCAGCTTTGAATTTTTTGTTGCCATTAATATAAGAAACCCCCTTATATCCAGAAGTATTACTTTTTTGCTTTTTTTGATTTGCTAAATTTTGAGAACGATTACATATTCTTAAATTTAATTTTTGATTATTTAAAACATTTCCATCGATATGGTCAACACATAATTTATCTCCATTAGCAATATTTAAAATAAACCTATGCATTAACACATTTTTTTTAATTTCGCTAATCCATCCAACCACACCTGCCAGATATATTCCAGAAGTACACTTATACCAAGACGTGTTCCAATGATATCTATTTAAAATTATATAATCATCGTCATCTACTAACACTTCGTATCCTTTATTCAATTTTATTTTTACCATAAAAAAACTCCGTGCTTTACCTGGGCCAGCTTTACCCGCCCGGACAACACAACGGGCAAGGAAGCAAAAGTAAAACACGGAGTATATTCCGTGATTGTGTGTTGTCATGTCAAATCGTGCATTACCGGCCAAAGTAATGCACTGGAATAAATATAATAAAAAAATCAGGCTTGTGGTAAATTTATTTCAAACCCGCAGTTCGGGCACTTCACCATGTTTTTTATCTGCTGCTTTAACTCAATGTTCTCCTGCCTTACAGCCTTGACTTCTTCGTTCTTTTGAGTCTGGACAATCCGAGTACGTTCAACGGCCGCTTTCCGGTCGGCTTCGGCTTTCTTCTGAAGTTTTTCAGCTTCCTCACGTTTAAGCTTTTCCTGCCTGATCTTCTCATCCGACTCTCGTTTGGCCTCTGCAGCCTTTCGTCGCTCTTCTGCAGCGTCAGCATCCGCCTTTTGTTTTTCTTCCCATAACCGATGATTCTCGTCGAGTATGCGTTTGCGTTCTATCGCGTCTGCTTTCTCCTTGGCTATACGATATTCCTCTGCCTTGGCTTCCGCTGCCTGCCGGTCGCGTTCAGCTTGCTCTGCTGCCTCTCTGGCTGCTTTAAGCTCAACGAAATGTTCCTGTTGGTCGAGATACTCTTCGATCGGTTCGATGAGTCCTTTGAGAGTCCGGGCTATCAGGTTGATCGCTTGGCTTTCTCGCGTACTCGATTCAACCAACTCCTTGCGCGTCTTCTCGATGACAATGCGCTTTTCCCGGAGAAACAACCGGCCGACCCGAGCAATCTTCATATCTGCGGTCTGGTTGGAGTCGATTACTTTTATCGAAGACGCTTTCTGTCTCCACTCGTCAGCCACCTTAAAGGCTTCACCGAACTTCTCTGTCATCAGATCCTTTTGAACCTGACTCAGTCCGCTCTTTTCTATCAATACCACTAAATCAGTTCCCATTCTTCCTCCAATTTTTAAGGTCGCTTTCAATTGCTCCGTTTTTTATTGCGAGTATTCTTTTGCTTTCGCGAAGATCGTAATGTAAAAATTGTCCCGTCCTTGCCTGTTGAATCCAGGTTCCATTTAACCCGATACGCTTCCCCATTTCCTGTAACTCATCAACAGTGTCCGCCCACATATGGCACCATTGTCCCTTACCGGGCCAGAAAAACATTTTATCAACATAGACCACTACAGGTATGCCTTAATGTTTCGCTTCCAATAAACCTGTTGTGGCCGGCAGTTATCCACTACGCTTTCAATCCACTCCTTCTCCGGCGCCATATCAGGTCGCGTCTGCGCTCCTACTATCACGCGCTCAACCTTGTCGGGTACTCGGTACTTGATTTCTCCGAGCAACGGTTCAACTGAGAAGAACGGCCGCGGGAGTTGTCCTACCAGTGGATAGTTGATCTTGAAAAACTGGCGCTCTGGTGCCTCGCTCCCGGTTATGGTGATTCCCTGCCTAGTGTTGTCAGGCCACTCGAATCCCTGGTACGCTGCGGGTACTTTTCCAGAGTATCGAGTATGTGGTTCATATATTTCACCGAACAGTATTCGATATCGGTGTAGAATCCCACGAAGAACGTCGACGGCTTCTTCACTGTATGCAGCCGGTCGAGCTGTTCAGGCAACTCAGTTACTACGTTGAAATCGTTGTTGCCATAAAATTGTCTTACCCTGGGCCATACCCGATTACGAATGACACAGTAAGAACAGTTTCTCCGGCACCCAACTTGCGGATGCAAGGTGTAGTCGAGGTTCGGCCAATCTATGGCTGTTTTACTGAACTTTTTCATTCTTTACCTCGTCGTTATCGCTGTGATAGACTGTCCGTTCTTCTGGTAAGGTAAATTCGATACGGTTCATGTCGCGCATCATCTGGAAATAGTCGGTTTCGGTTTCAATTTGAATGTTTTGCACACTTACCTCCGCAATCTGATTTTATGGTGATACTTCTATCCGGCAACTTACTTGTGCGGTCATATATAGTTTTCTTGTACCGGATAAATCCGCACTTTGAGCACTGAAACCCGACGTGTATGCGCCTTGATTTACCGTCCCATGTTGCAAACATCTGTTTGTCGATAATACTTCGGATTTTCTTTGCACAAAAATGTTCTTCATCCTGGTACACAGCTTCCCCGCAGTAGTTGCAGAACACACGTTTCGGGCTTCTGTTCTGGTAAATCAGTATGATCCCTGCGAATACTGCAACAACAATTACCAATAGCATTAAAATTTCCATACTTATCCCCCATACCGTAAAATCATGTCGTCATAGCCCATGTCATCGGGCCACGGCAAATAATAACCGTTCTCTGAAGCGTCAAGATTAATTTTCTTCAGGAATTCGTTTGTCTCAACAGTGGTTAGGTCTTTCGTACTCATAACCGTTTCAACTTCTTCGCCAAAACAGTCATCGCGATATACCGTTAAAAACTTTCTCTTGTAATGTTCCTTCCATGCTTCTGCGCTTGTACCAGTTTCGTCCTCAAGAATCTGGAACCACATGTGCGCAAGGCGGTTTTGACGCAACGTCCTTTTCTTTTTAAGCGGTTCGAAGATCGCAGTAAACGGCTTTTCGAGTTTTATCTGTTTGATAAATTCGATAAAGCGATCACGGTCACGGTCGTTGCGGACAATCAGTTTCACAACGGCCTGTCATCCTGCTGATCACTATACTGGTAGTCGCCCTGTCCCTGCCGGTCATTGCTTCCAAGGAATACCAACTGATTGGCAACTATCTCAGTTTTGTAATGCTTGGTACCACTGTCGTCGTCCCATGAACGGGTAGCGATCTTGCCTTCTACATAGACGGGTCTGCCCTTTTTCAAATATTGCCCTGCCAGCTCACCAAGCTTACCCCACGCAACAACGGTGTGCCACTCAACCTTATCATGCCGCTGGCCGTCCCGGTCGGTCCATCGCTCGGTAGTGGCAAGAGAAAAATTTGCAACCGCCTTTCCTGCTGGGGTATATCGTACCTCGGGATCTTTTCCGAGATTGCCAATGAGAATAACCTTGTTTATACCTAACATCTCTTCTCCTTTGTTTCAATCCACGTACCCATATAGGGTACGACTTAAAACCCCATACCGGGATCTATGAGTTCAGGGTGATTGTAGATCACATCTACGATTGCATTCTGCTGCTCCTCGGAAAGCCCTTGAGCAGAGTCAGTTTTGTACTCTTCCATCAACCATTTACGCCACTTATCCACCATAATTTTTTTCAGCTTGATTCCGATTACAATACGGTCATACGGTGACTTTCCAATCAGCACGTTTTCTTCGGGGAGTGGGGGGGGCACAAAGCCGTCTGGGTTCTGCGGTTCATCCATTGTGTACGGCAGGTCGTCATGTCCTGCTTTGGGTGGCGGCAACGGGTTGGCAGACGGAGTCGGGGGCTTTCGAGTGCCCTTACCTGCAACCGGCCTTCTACTGGCGTTTGAGGGAGTTTGCTGGGCACCTGATCTTTGAGCCAGTTCTGCCGCTGCTGCTGCTGGAGTTCTGGCAGTAAGACCGGCTTGCGGGGTTGGCTGTTGCTGCGCCGCTGGTCGCCCGGTCGCTGCCGGTCGGCGGTCGGCGGGTAGGCGTTGGTCCATCTTATCTGATCCGCTTGCTGCATTGCCGTCATCATCTTCAGGCACCACCCCAAAAATAGGCATAAGCGTGTACCGTCGAAGATATGTAATAACGCTTCCGATTGCCTGTGGGGTGTCCTGTGCTGGATAGGCGTACACAGTTGTGCTTTCCCATTCCCCGGAATCCACATCAGTAAGCCGAGTGCATACCCCTACTTTTGGAGTAGTGCACTGTGGCTCCGCGTCCTTGTACTCTGTGATAGGATACTGTTCGATAAGTAGCACTGCCTTTGCATCAACCATTGCTTTCTTGATCGTGTTGACTACTTCGCAGAGATCGGCGTATTTGCTTTTGAAATACGGATTGGCAGTATCCTTTGTGGCTGTTTCAATAACCTGCTGAATAGCAAGTTTCTTTGTAGCCAGCTTTAAAAATTCAGTGCTTCTTTCCATACCATTTTCTTTTCTATGCCGGGACTATTCCGGCTTTTATTTTTTCAACTATGATATTTGTTAATTGTCGTGTCGCCCGAATATCGCTCATTGAATCGTGTGCATTAAATTCAATTTCAAAAAACTTGCACACAGTTCCGAGCTTCGTATCTGGAATATCGATCATTTTATAATGGCGCATAATCCTTAAAATAGACAACACATCTATCGGAGAAAATTGCATGTAATTCCAGTACTCATACGGTCCACCCGACATATCCTTAAACCATTCGGAAATAAATCTGCAATCAAAGTCGGCATTGTATCCTGCCATAATATATCTATTCTGTTTTGATGCAGGACGACGAGCAAGAAAATTTTTAAAACGAACGAAGCAGCCTTTTGGATCGTCAAACCCATCTACCTCTTCCATTGTTCGGCCCTGAATCCCAAGGGCCTTCGGAGTAACAATCCTTTTTCCATAAGGCTTCATTTTGAGATCGATGCAATCAACTTCTTTGCCATCAATCTCTATTATTGCCGACAGTTGAACGAGTGCATAGTCACACTGTGGAGAAACTCCATCAGCTCCACCTGTCTCACAATCAATAAACAAAACTTCCATAGCATCCACTTTCTATATGTTAATAAATTATCGAAACTTCAGTTACTCCACGCTCTTTTAAACCGACTCGATTGTTCCATCCGTCGATTGCCGCACCAACGAATTTTTCAGAATACATTTCCCCGTCATAAGCAACAACACCAGCTTCCCCGCAATTGCATTCTAAAAAATGCATGCTTCTTCCGGTTATGGTTGGCATATCTCTAAAACTTGGAAAACGACCACACTTGCATACGATAGCCTTTTCGCTAACCAATTTAAAGGCTTCGTGCATTGGAAGATTTCTGGCAGTAATCTCACGATCAACGCCACTATTATGAAAAATGTGATTCATTCTTCCTCCTGTTTTGAGATTTATACAATCAGCACTTATGGCTGTGTTTACAGTTTAATTATTTTCCGCGCATATTCACAGGCCGCAAGATATGCTGTTTCATGGTAGGTTCCAGCGTGTACATTTTTTACTCTTGCCTCGAAACCGTCAATATCAGAACTCCAGCATCCACATACAACCAATATCGTTTTGTCTTGTTTGTAAAATGTGGTATACGATGACCTTGACCCGATAGGTCCAACAACTACACAATCGTAGTTTTTTTCGATGCTGGAGCGGTCGCCGATTCTGGAGTCGTTGCCGATGCTGGAGTCGTTGCCGATGCTGGAGTCGTTGCCGATGCTGGAGTCGTTGCCGATGCTGGAGTCGTTGCCGATGCTGGAGCGGTCGCCGATGCCGGAGTAGTTGCCGATGCTGGAGTAGTTGCCGATGCTGGAGCG